GGTTACAGACTTGCCACGGCTGGCACCAATCTTGTAGAACAGGTCTACAAGGGCATTGCCCGAATGAGCCACTGCCTTCATACCATTTTCGGTACGAGCAACCTCTGGGGTTGACTTAACTGCTTCAGCGAATGTAGTCATTTCTTTCTCCTTTCGTTAAAATGACAGGTTGCTTTTTTACTATTATGAAAAGTATAAAAATTGCTGTATGCAACCTAATAAATTGTTTCAACTAAAAATATATTATAGCGCAAAATTTGCACTGTGTCAAGACATTTTAGGCTAGTTGCCTGAATGTTTTTCTATTGAAGTTTTACCATTTTGTAATCTTTCAACTACAGTATGGTATTGGTGATCAGATCTTCCCATCCATTTGTCTTGATAAGTTCTGACTTTTTGGATATCGGGATGATTGTAAATTGGACTAGATACTACTTTTTCGTAACCGTGTAATTTAGGCCTATTCTCTAATTCGAAATTTCCATTGTTGTTATTAAACACATGAACTTTAGTTGAGTTGGTGCCTAACTTTCCCGGAATTTCATTGTTGGCCAATTTTACCATTGTTGGGTCTAATAGAAAACTCAACATGAGTTCGGGTGTATAACTTAATAAGAACGGGGTTCCGTATATATTGTATTTCTTATAATAATTAAATTGACTATGAATATATTCTTCTTCGTCTAGATACCATAAGCCATCACTCTTTTTTTGCATGTGAGGAGGATCGTTTCCTGTGATAACGGTACCGTCTAGTTGACTACACAACCACATGTTTGCCGCAAGAGCCCACATTGAGGATTCCATATTTGTAGCAATTTCTAGTAACTGACCAGACTCGACAAATTTATCATAGTCTAGGTCAATGACTGTAGGCTTAATATTTCTTTCTTCGCAGTACTTAAAAGCATACTTGGTTTCGTGTTCATTGTATTGTGTACGCATAATCACAGTCTCTACATTCATACCTAATGCTAATAATACACTTAGTACGTATTCACTATCAAGACCTCCACTATAACATAACTGTAAAGGACCTTGACGTTCTGCCCATATCATCTCTGCGGCAATACAGGTTTCTTCGTAATAACTTTTTACTTGTCTAGTAGGCGGATCAATTTCTACAGTCCATGTATCACCGTGTCCGTGGCCCCGCATGTAATTATTTTTTAAGAGTTCCATGTTTTATTGTTGGTACCATTTATTTCTATTACTGTTAATGGCATGTGGATTATTTTTAACTGGTTGATAATTTTCAAGTAATCTTACCACCTCTGCCTGAGGACATGCCCAAACACCTGACCATTTACTTTTCCATTTGTTAATAGTCTTAATGTCGGGATGTTGGTATATAGGATTTGATTCTACAACTTCATACCCGTGCAACTTTTGTCTCTTTTCTAGTTCAAAAGCACCATCGTTATTATTATAAACAAATACCTTTGTGGAATTAGTTCCTAATTTACCGTAGATCCTGTTGTCAACTAGATCACGCATTGTCGGGTCTAGTAAAAAAGATAAAACCATTTCTGGAGTATAGTGTAGGAAGAATGGTGTTCCGTAAACTCCGTTATCTCTAAAATAACCTAATTGACTATGCATCCACTCGTCTTCGTCCAAAAACCATGTTCCGTTTTTATTTGACATATGAGGTGGATCATTACCTGTTAATACAGTTCCGTCTAGTTGACTACACAGCCACATATTGGTAGCAATTTGATATGCACTACATTTCATTTTTTGTGCTATATCAATAAGTTTGCCAGACTCAACAAATTTGTCAAAATCTAAATCAACAATTGTAGGTTTGATATTTCTTTCTTGGCAATATTTAAACGCATATTTTGTATCAGGATCATTGTATTGTGTACGCATAATCACAGGTGTAATCTTCATGCCCAATGTTGTGAACAGGCTCAAAACATATTCGCTGTCCAACCCACCACTGTAACAAATATATAAAGGACCTTGACGTTCTTCCCATATTATCTCTGCGGCCTTTACAGATTCTTCGTAATATGTTCCTACAGGGCGGCTAGGGGGGCTAAGTTCTACGGTCCATTTTTTTCCATGACCGTAACTTGTTATGTGATTATTCTGTAGTAGTTCCATTATTATCCTGCATCCATTTTAAGTAATGGAGTTTAGATTCTTCTAACATTCCTAAGGGCATTGCGGCCATTTGTTCTGCCTGAGTTTTATCTTGCCTCCATGCAGTTTCCCAAGTTGATTCGTTTTCATTCCATTTAGGGTGTGCATAATCAACATACTTGTAAACAGCCACATCTGTAATTCCGTTTTCTTGTTTAATTATATCTGTAATAAACATAGAACCCTGTTGCCATTCTATCATAGTATAAGGATAAATGGCAATCCACATGAACACAAGAGTTCGAGTACTTAGATCAGATCTGTATACCTTTTGTATACTACCCTGATCAAATATTTCCCATTCAACATCTGGATCTCCAACGATGCCCATGTTATCGTAGACATTTTTATGTACCATGGGGATATGATCAACATCGAGGAAAATATTCATGATGTGTCTAGGATCGCTGACTTTAACACTATCAACCCTGTGTGCTAATAACTTAAAATTATCAAGTGATATAGGCAATGCAGGTATATTAAAATCATTGTCAAAGATAAACTTGTTACTAACGAACAAGTCCTTCATTGATAATTTTTTAGTATTGCAGAGTTGCGTAGTGCCTGCGCCTGTTGGATTTCCTTCAATATCCCAAGACCATGCGTGATATTGACATTTAATATTGTCTGTTTTTTCAGATACGATTCTGCTACCTTGATGAGGACAGATATTACTACCTATTTTAAAAAATCCTGCATCATTGGCAAGGAATTTTTTATTTTGGTATTGGACTAAAGGACAAACTTCCCCTGGTTTTAAATCAGATGTAAGAGATAAGAACATGACAGTAATTATCTCTTACATTGTGGGCCCATTCCCGTTCTTGAATTCAATTGAACCGCCTTCGGCAATGATACGTTTCTTTACATCCTCAAACAAGATAGGCGCAAAGTCTGGCGTTTGCTCAACACAGACACAGTGATACCTAACATCGTTCTCATCGCTGTACAAGATTTCTCCTGTACGTGCATCAACACCCCTAGCCTTCTTCACACGGTTTGCGTGAGTGTGGCCGTGAACGTTGACACCAAAGCGACCTAAACTATCGCTATGTAAAGGAATATGACTAAAAATCATTCCCTCTACAACATGGTATGCACGTAACTCGCGGAAGTATTGTCTGTACTCGTCATCGCGGAAAATGTCATGGTTACCTCGGATTAACACTTTGTCTCCGTTCAACCGAGCCAATGTTGAAAACGCTCTTCGGTTAATAATAACGTCACCTAAATGGTAGACCTTGTCAGTGGGCTTGACACGCTCGTTCCATGCTCGAATCATGGCTTCGTCCATTTCTTCTGGACTATCCCACGGACGTAATTTGGTCACTCCGTCATTGCGGGTAAAGCGACATACACCCATGTGACCAAAGTGCGTATCGCTAACTAAAAATACACTTGGCATATTCACTCCTTTCTTTCTTTTTTAACTCTGCCAATTCGGCCGGCCTTGTTCCAATCGTAGGCAACGCCATCTGGACATAGTCCGTTTTTGATGCTGTCTACACCAAACATACCTACCATTTCAAAATCTGTACCTTTTATGGTCACAAACTCGTTCATGCTTTTAGCAACGTTCATTGCTTCAGCAAGCGTAAGTACTTTGAATGTTTCTTCTTTTCCTATTATTTTATACATGCCTTAATTATACACTCAATTTACCAAATTGTCAAATATCACCTTCATAGTTCTTTGGAACTATAAGTCCCGAATCTAGCACCACACCATTAATGGTATGGGCTTCATTTTCATCATAAGTCCAACCTAGATGCTTCATCATGCGATGCTTAACCAACAGGTTAGGACTACGAAAGACTTCAGTATCGTCAAAACCTAGCATAACACCAACTTCGCAAACTGCGCCACTACGGCACACACCTGCTACACAATGAACAACAACATTCATACGGTTGTCCAATGCGTGTTGTAACAGTCGCACAAGTTCTGCGGCCTGTTCGTGACTACACTTCATCTCTTCTTCTAAAACTTCATCCGTTTCCTCTACATCCAAAAACTCAAATTGATGAGTTTCTTTAAACTTGTGCATAGGAGTTGGGAAAGTCATTGCTGGGTCTACAATTTGGATCAGCATAGAATTCTCTCCAGCATTGTGATGACGGCCTTTTGGTATATCGCCTAGCGATACATTTTCAATCCATGGCATTTAATTTATTTCCTTAAAAAATTTCAATGTTCTTTTATAAGCCTCATAGGTAGAATTGATATTCCATCTAATGATTCTAGGTGTAACAACACCACCTTGTCCAATTCCCGGTATTACTTTGTCTACAGTATGATCAAACGCATGGTAAGTATCTGGATATTCATAATACTCTCCGTAGGTGTACTTTTTAAATAATCCGTTGTAGATACCACGACATCTATATGCCGGAGTCCAGTCATCCTTTTCTCCAATGTGCAACTGTACAGGTATTTTTGGTTCTGCATGATCCTGTGGGAAACAATATGGATAAAACGCAACTGCTTTATCAATTCCCTTTTCCGGACCATTCCTACTGGCGGCCAATGCTGTACTGGCACCATGACTATATCCTATTAGAAATATTTTTTCCTTGTGCCAGGGTTGTTGTTTAATCCAATTGACTGCCTTGTAAACTTCTTCTAACCGTTGATACCCTTCAACTGCATTGGTTTGGCATACTGAAGTTATTTTTCTATACTTCCAAGAGTCAATTACTACAGCATCAAATCCTCGATCTGTAAATCTTTCAGCAACAATTTCTTCATGTGGACCAACACCATTACATCCGTGTAACAGAATTACTGTACCAAAACTTTCTTTTTTCGAAGTATTGAATAGTTTAACAGGAACACCGTTATCTGTTAAAATAAATCCGTTAGGCTCAACTGAAAATACAGTTAATGGCACTAATAGTACTACGACTGATAAAAATTTAGTAATTGGTTTGAACATAATTGATCTCCTTGTTGTATATATTATAACAAGTTTTTACCAGAATGTCAACCTATGCGTACCAAATTTCCTTGAATCCTTCTTCTTCTGTAGGATCCTGCCACCGACGAATCATGCCCTCTACAACATTTGGAGGAATAATTTTTCCGGGACGGTTTGCCAATCTACGATCCAATTCTTCTTTTTCAGGAGTTTTGAACACCACCGCAATAGCATAATAATCGGGTAACAGACGAAACTTATTACCTCTGCTTTCTACGGTGGTACTGGTTTGATCCCAAATTATGTCTTTGTTATGCTCTCGAGCATGTTTAACCTGCTTGACCATAACATTGACAGCACGTGGCATATAAAGTCCAAAAACTTCAGTATAAGTTTTCTTTACCCAACGAGCATACCGTTCGATAATTCTGTCTGTGGAGATGTAGGCACAATCCTTAGCCCATAATTGATTTTCAGCCCAGGTACTTTTTCCTGCCCCGGGGACACCAATTAGTACATATAATTTAGGTTGTTTATTGTCCATAATAATATTATAACATCAATTTTTAAAAAGTCAATAATTGTATTATGGAGCGGGATAGGAGAATCGAACTCCTAACTAAACCTTGGCAAGGTTTCGTTTGACCATTAAACTAATCCCGCTT